GAGTTATGCTCAAGTGTCAAAGAGCTTGCAGAGGTTGACCCTGCTGTTGACCTTCTTGATGGCCTTACAGTTCTTACTCACCGTGCTGGTATTCTTAAGAGTTTCTTAGAGTGTCACAAGGATGGTTGGCTAGAGGCTAGTATTGCAGGGCTGACGAATACCTTTCGGTTCAAGCACTATCGACCATTGGTTAACCTACCGGGTGTAGACAAGCCATACGGTGATGTTATCCGTGGGTGTCTAACGTGTCCTGATGGCTACCTGTTAGCTGGGGCTGACATGACATCGTTAGAGGACACAACCAAACGTCACTACATGAAACCGCTAGACCCTGACTACGTTGAGGCCATGAGCCGTGAAGGCTTTGACCCACACTTAGACTTGGCTCTACACGCTGGTGTTATCACTCAAGATGACATCGACAAGCATAATTCTGGAGAGCGTTCACTTAAAGCCCTCCGTAAGAATTACAAGGTGGTTAACTATAGTGCTACATACGGTGTAGGAGCGCCTAAGCTGGCCCGTGAGACAGGTATGACCAAGGGTGAGGCTAAGACGCTACTGGAAGCCTTCTGGTCTCGTAACTGGGCTATTGAGCGGGTGGCAAAGAACCTACGGGTTCGTGAGCTATTTGGGGGTATGTGGCTTAAGAACCCAGTTTCAGGCTTCTGGTATAGTTTACGCAGTGACAAGGATCGTTTCAGTACACTCAATCAAAGTACGGGAGTGTTCTGTTTTGACACTTGGGTGTCGCTATGCAGGGCTGAGGGAATTAAATCTATTGGGCAGTTTCACGATGAGATTATTGCTCTTGTTAAGGAGGGAGAAGAGGGTGATGTAGAAAAGATCATGCACAGTGCAGCAGTTAAACTAAATGACAAAGTAAAACTAAATGTACCACTAGGTACTGATGTACAGTTTGGCAAGACCTACGCAGACATACACTAAATAAATAATATTTTTGGTTGTGGAAATGCGAAATGGGTCTATATAATATAGTACGGACACCCGAATGAGAGGAAATTCAAATGGGAAAGACAGTAGTAGTAGAGTGTGAAATTGAGTGGGCCAAATTCCGTGAGGAAGATCGTGACATGGGGCCAAACGATGGTTCTGACTTTGCAGCAAATATTCAAGCAAAGCAGGGGCAATATGTGGCTCACCTGATGCTTACAGAGGAGACCAAGAAAAAGATGATTTCTGATGGTGTCCCAAACAAAGGTCTACAGGCTCAACTCTTTAAGACGGACAAAGAGGGTCGTATGTTCTACAAGGCAACTCGACCACACTTCAACCCTAAGTTTAAGAATCTGGAGACGGGGGAACAAGGAGTGGTTGTTGGGCCACCCGCACTGTTCAAGAAGGTTGGGGAGGATCATGTACCTTGGGACTGGGAAACCGATGGCCTTATTGGCAATGGCTCAAAGGTTATCGCAAAGCTAGATGTTTGGGAGGGCAAGATTACACAACTTGAGAAGGTGTCTGTTGTTGAACATGTGGTCTATGAAGGTAAAGCAGATGATCGGAGTGTCTTTTAATGCAACTCACAATGACTGTTGACAACGATTCAGAGGAAGACGGTTTTACTGGCAGTGTAACTATGGTCAGAAGTGACATAGACGATCTGTACAGCTTAGGCCGAGCATATGGCGACTTCACTAGGGCTATTGGTTTTCCTTATGTAGAAGATGTTGCCTTTGAGAAGGACGATGGACAGATGGTGTTTGGAGGGTTTTAATGGAAAGCGGCAAAGTCTTAATCGACGGAGACATTGTGGCTTATAAGGCAGCGGCCTCTTTAGAGAGTAATTACTTTAAAGAGGTCGTGGCTTTCTCAACAGACTTAAAGCTCTACAAATACAAACAAGAGCACCACGAAAAGTTTGTAGAGGGTTACAAGTTTTGGGCCGCTGGTAATGATAAGCTGTCGCGTCATATAGACAAAAACATGAAGTTTATCATTGATAAAACCGTAAGGTCTCCAGAGAGTGGGTCATATCAAGTTTACCTGACTGGCTCCAGCAACTTTAGGTATAAGGTAGCTAAGTCCTACCCTTATAAAGAAGTCAGAAAGCAGACCCCTAAGCCAGTTGATCTACCTAAAGCAAGGGAATATCTAGTAGATAACTTTAATGCTATAGTTAGTGATGGCGAAGAAGCCGATGATCTAATCGCAATGGAGGCAACTAGGTGCGGCCCTACTACCATTGTAGCTTCTGTAGACAAGGATATGCTCCAAATACCTTGTCGTCACTTCAACCTAACCACGGGGAAGTGGACTACAGTTTCCGAGTTTGCAGGTCTTAAGTTCTTCTATACACAAATCTTAACGGGCGATGTCGCAGATAACATTAAGGGTGTGTATGGGATTGGGCCTAAGACTGCGGAGAAGATGCTTAAGGGTCTTAGTACAGAGGAGGAACTTTGGGATGTATGCGTAGAGGCATATGAAGGTGATGTAAATAGAGTGGTGGAAAATGCCAGATTGCTTTGGCTCAGACGGGAAGTAGGTGAAGTATGGATACCTCCAAAATAGAAGGTAAACACATTGCAGTTTGGTTCTCGTGTGGAGCCGCCTCAGCGGTAGCTGCAAAGCTGACCTTAGATTTATATGGCGATACTAATAAGATCAGTGTTGTCAATAATCCTATCAAAGAGGAACACCCTGATAACCAGAGGTTCCTAAAAGATGTTGAGGGTTGGCTAGATTTTCCTATAGAGTTTGCAACTAGGTCTAAATATCCAGATCAATCTTGTGAAGATGTTTGGGAGGATCGACGGTTCATGTCAGGGCCAATGGGCGCTCCCTGCACCCTAGAGCTCAAGAAGAAGGCTAGGCAAGAGTGGGAAGAGGTTAATAAACCTGACTACACTGTACTGGGATTTACAGCAGAGGAGGTTAAACGTGCAGATCGTTTTAGGTTGACTGAACGGGATACCTTACTGACACCTCTGATAGATGCAGGTCTTACTAAGGAAGATTGCTTTCGTGTAATCCAGGGTGGGGGCATAATGTTGCCGCTAATCTATTCTCTGGGTTATCCTAACGCTAACTGTATCGGGTGTGTGAAAGCTAGTTCAGCTACCTATTGGAACCTAGTCAGGGAGACTTTCCCAGAGGTATTCCTGTCTAGACAAGAGCAATCAACTGACATAGGCGCAAAGCTAGTCTACTACAAGGGAGAAAGGATTATGCTTAAAGACTTACCTCCAGACGCCAAAGGTAATAAACTGAAAGGCTATGACTTTGAGTGTGGTATCTTCTGTGAAGAAGAGTAGTGCGAGGGGCATAAAGCATGGCTATCGGTCTGGGCTAGAGGATCGTATATCGGAGCAACTAAAGGGCCTTAAAGTGCCGTTCAAGTATGAGGAGTTCAAGATCAAGTATGAGGTTAACGAGGTTAGAACCTACACACCTGACTTTGAACTCCCCAACGGTATCATCATAGAATCCAAGGGGCGGTTCGTTGCAGCAGACAGAAAGAAACATCTGTTAGTCCAGAAGCAACACCCTGACCTTGACATTCGGTTTGTCTTCTCTAACTCTAAGGCTAAGATAAGCAAAGGCTCCAAGACTACGTTAGGCATGTGGTGCGATAAGCATGGCTATATGTACGCAGACAAGTTAATCCCAGAGGAATGGATAAAGGAAACATAATGGCAGGAAAGACAGTAGTAGTCTTCTCGTGCGCTCACGTTGATCCCAGTGTGAGTAACGAGAGGTTCAACTGGTTAGGAGAGTTCTTGTATGACCTCAAGCCTGATTATGTCGTTGACTTGGGTGATGGCGCTGACATGCGGTCATTAAATACATTTGACACTCGTTACCCAGAGGCAATCGTCAGTCAGAGCTATGAGGCAGACATTGAACACTACAACGATGCACAAGAGCGTATTCGATGGAAGTTCAGACATCACCGACGAAAACGACCAGCTTACATAGGGTTTGAGGGGAACCATGAGAACAGGATTAAGAAAGCTATCAAACACGATCCTCGACTTGAAGGCTCGAAGTATGGCATATCTTTTGACCACCTACAGACGAACAGGTGGTTCGACGAATACCACGAGTATGAAAACTCCGCTCCAGCGATTGCTGATTACGATGGGGTCTCATACGCTCACTTCTTTAGTAGTGGCAACTTTGGGTCTGCTATGTCTGGTATGCACCATGCTAATGCACTACTGGCTCACAGGCATCATAGTTCTACTTGTGGTCATAGCCATAAACGTGATCTTAAGTTTAAAGACGCTTCGCATCCTAATGGAGTTATCGGTTTGGTCGCAGGGTGCTACAAGGGAGCAGCAGAGGGCTGGGCAGGTCAAGCTAACAAAGAGTGGTGGTCAGGCATTGTAGTCAAACGGGAGGTAGAGAACGGTATGTACGATCCAGAGTTTGTTTCCCAGTCACGACTAAAGGCTATGTATGGGCAAACGTAGTGACTTCGACAGAGTACCGAGGGACTACTACCCGACCCCAAGGGCAGCAGTTGAACCCCTGATCCCGCACTTGCCTTACTCGTTTGACTACTACGAGCCTTGTGCGGGTGATGGGCGTTTGATAGACCACATAGATAGTCTGACGGATGGTCACAGTGAGTGTATCTTTGCTTGTGACATTGAGCCTAGAGACCCAAGGGTTTGCTTACATGATTCCATTAACATGGGTGAGCAAGACTTCTTGAACTTGTACATGGCTTTCGGTGGTGCTGACTTGTGTATCACCAACCCACCTTGGGATAGAAAACTACTGCACCCATTCATCGAAGGGTGGATGCAGATGTGTCCAACATGGCTACTCTTTGATGCCGATTGGATGCACACGAAACAATCAGCTATCTTGATGTCGTATTGCGTTAAGGTAGTGAGCGTAGGTAGGGTCAAGTGGATTGAGGGCAGTAAGAGCGTAGGTAAAGACAACTGCGCTTGGTATCTATTCGATATAGCTAGAGACCCCGCTAAACAGACAGAGTTCTATGGGAGAACAGTATGATTACTCAAGAAGACATTGATGCTTTCAGCATTGTGAATGTGACACCGATGGAATATTCCTATTGGGTTGAAGGTAAGATCACGACAAAGGGTGAGACCCGTCTAGTGGAAAATGCGCTAGGTCTCGTAGGTGAAGCTGGAGAGGTAGCTGAGAAGGTAAAGAAATACCTCCGTGACAATACCAAGGTTAATCAGAAAGAGATCATCAAGGAGTTAGGTGACGTTCTGTTCTACACGACAGCCTTGGCTAATTACTTCTACAGTAACCTGCCAGAGGTCATGGAAGTAAATATGGATAAGTTAAACGACAGAGCAAGACGTGGTGTGATTAAGGGGTCAGGGGATAACCGATGAAGAAGAGATGGGTAAACAATATATTCGTAAGGTTCATGCGATATTGTGTAATGTGGTCAGAACATCGGGAAGCAGTCAAGATTTTGAACCGACTGTCCGATAGGGAACTAAAGGACATTGGAATTAGCCGAGAGGACATTGACCGTATGGTCTGGCTAGAAGAAGATAAAACAATGCGAGGACGTGGCGAATGAGCAATACACTACCAACAGACTACCAGTCTTTCATTCACAAGTCACGTTATGCACGATGGCTAGACAAAGAAGGACGCCGTGAGACATGGGAAGAAACTGTGTCCCGTTATATGGAGAACATCGTAAAGCCTGTGGCAGGGGACGACAGTTACATCCGTCAGATTGAAGAGGCTATCCTGTCGCTTGACGTTATGCCATCCATGCGCTCCCTTATGACCGCTGGCCCAGCAGCCCTCCGTGACAATACTGCCATGTATAACTGTAGCTACCTTGCGGTTAAGAACATCAAGAGCTTCGATCAAGCCATGTTTATCCTTTTGTGTGGTACAGGTGTAGGGTTCTCAGTTGAGCGACAGTACATCAACAAGCTACCAGAGGTTCCAGATGCCTTGTTTAATAGCGATACCACAATCGTTGTCAAGGATAGCAAAGAGGGTTGGGCTAAGGCTCTACGTCAGGTAATTGCACTACTGTACAGCGGTGAGGTTCCTAAGTGGGATGTATCTAAAGTACGTCCAGCGGGTGCTAGACTAAAGACCTTCGGTGGTCGTGCTAGTGGCCCAGCGCCTCTGATCGACTTGTTTAACTTTGTCGTTCATACTTTCAAGGGTGCCACAGGTCGTAAGCTATCCTCCATCGAATGTCACGACATCATGTGTAAGATCGGTGAAGTGGTTGTCGTAGGTGGAGTTCGTCGTTCAGCTATGATCTCATTAAGCAACCTCAGTGATGATCGTATGCGTCACGCTAAGTCAGGTGCATGGTGGGAGAACAACCCTCAACGAGCTTTGGCTAACAACTCTGTATCGTACACTGAGAAGCCCGACAGCATCTCATTTATGCGGGAGTGGCAAGCCCTAGTGGAAAG